TGCATCTCCTAACTCTCTAGCTAATGGAATACCACTACTACCCATTTGGTCTAACGCAGTATCCATTGCACCCAATGCCGCTGCACTTCGTTGTGCTGCTTTTTCAAAGGAGTCTAATTCAGCTCTTGCTTGTTGAAATACTGCCACTAAATCTTTGCCGGATTCTGTACTTGTATCTATTAAGCCCACAAGTTCATCAAATGATGCTAAAGATTGTTGTACTAAATTATTATATTGCTCCTGTCCTATTTTTCCCTGTGCTAATTTAGCAGATGCTTGTACAATAGAAACATTCATATTTCTATAAGCATCACTAGCGTTATCGATATGTTTTAATTGCCTATCATCAAATGAAGCAGTTTCGACTATACTAGCTATATCATTTAATGCACTTTTTGCTGAATTTAATTTTGTTGCGAATTTTTGCTGTAAGTCAACATTATTTTGTAAAGAATTAGAAATACTTACTAACGTATCATCTATACTATCAAAGTTCTTTAGATTCTTTAATGTTTTATTTTGCATTGAATCCATAACAGCCAATTGGTCTTGGTTGAGCCGTAGGATTGTTCGCAGTTGTTCTACTTGGTCTAAGTAATTTTGTACTTCTTGACCGGTTGCAGTAACGCTGGCTCTGTTTGCCTCAAGAATCCTTTGATTAATGAGCTCCATTTCCTGAAGTAAATTCCTTCTTTGTGTATCGTTGGGGTTAGCAGCCATTTAAATAATAGAAGATTATTTTTTAATTGTTTTCAGATAGTTGGCAAGATGTTGGGATTCGCCACCATACTTTTGCATCATCTTTTTTCTATCTGCCATATTTTTAGCAATCAGTTCATCAAAATCTTTCCAAATATCGGCAAGTTCTGGACTTTTATCTTCCAAACTACCTATCCAAGCTTTTTCTTTTCCATCTGCTTTTGCTCGAAAAAAACTTTTAAAAAAATCTGAAATGCCGGCTTCTGTTATTTTTATTTTTTTAGACATGTTCTTTATATTGTAATACTATTATAAATATCATCTTCTTCTTATTTTCGGAGAATTATTTGATGAAGATTTACTTGTAGCTTTATTCATCGCATCACTTTCTTCTCCTTTTACTTTAAGTAACTCTCTCCAATAGAATTCTCTTAACTTAATAGGCATAAAATAAAGGTCATGCCAATTAAATCCGCCATTGGCATAATAAATCATTTGAAAGATTTTTTGATGTAATACTACTGAATAGTTACTCGCTAGGGTAAAAAAAGTCAACCCCAAACGGGATTCGGAGAGCCTCCTTCTCACCTGTGTATGGAGATTCATATTCGAATTTTAAATCCAAATCCGGACTCATTGTACTGATTTCTTTTCTTAGCGATTTTGAATCACCCGCTAATAATCTATTAGTTACAAAGTTACTGATATGTCCTATTTCTCTATTACCATCCACTTCGGTGATTATTCTTCTATATCTAGATGTAATCTCATTACTCGTTTTTGTTGCTTTCTGAAGAGCATCAATATCTTTTTGTATTGAAAGTTCATCTCCATGTGTTAATAACCTAAATTTTATGTTAGCTTTAGAAATTGGCAACGTATAATCATATTCATTTTTTCTATTTAATTTAGATTCATCAATTTCTTTTATTTGTATTTTTGATAAATCCACTGTTACTTTAACAGGCTCATTTTCATTAGGGTCGTTAATTGTAACTTCATATTCCGGACCAAATGCTAAAACTCTAGATGAGATTAAAATAGCATTCTTATCGCCAACTAATAAATCATTTATATTTACACCAGGCTCTATCACTACCGATTCCAATAGTTTATCTAAATGAACTCCTTTCTTAACTAAGTTAGCAGAAGTAAGAATATCTTCTTCTTTAGCTGTCATTAATTTAATAGTAACTTCACCCTTAGATAGTGGAGATGTTTCTGGATAACACAATCCCTTCGATGGTAAACTGATAATCTCCGTTGGAAATGGATAATTTCTTTGTTCGGATGCAGATTGTGCTCCCAATCCTCTTGTAACTTGTTGTTCTACGTTTTGTTGTTCCATAATTATAATAACTTAATGTTTATATATAAGTATATACAAATAAAAAAAGGAGAACATTTCTGTCCTCCTTTTAACTATTTTAAAGTTTATCTATTAAAAATTAGTACTCAAGGATTGCGTAATCATATGATAATGTTAATTCAATCATTAATGGGTCGTTTGATGACCAATCTAACTCACCAAAGTTTGCTGATAAAATAAATGCTCCTTTAAGAGTCCATTGTTCAATTTTATCACCTACTGGTCCTAATAGATAGAATGTAATATCTTTCTTATAGAAAGCTGCGTATCCATCTCTACCTGTTAGGGATTCGTGTGAACTTCTAATCCACTCCATAACTTGCTGTGCACCTGATGGTACAATTGGGTCATAAAGAGAGATAGTTACATCATCCCAAGTTGATTTTCCTTTAATTTTTCTTTTTATATTGATATGGTCTAATTCAACTACTTCCGAAGTGAAAGTTGGTCTACTAGCGGTTTTAATCATATACGATTGTATCCCATCAATTTCCATTATAAATCTATTACCTAACTTTGGTTCAAAGTTGGTATAGAACATTTTATCAAACTCTAATACTTCTGGCATTTTTTTCTCTATTTAATTGTTTCTTTATATAAATATCTATTTTTTAAATTATCCGTTAAAAGCGGCGCCAGTTGGTAAGATGTTGAAATCAATTTGAATAAATTCAGCTGTCTTAGTTGGTTGTAAGTAGATAGCCCCTTTCATAATGTTTCTATCAATTACATCTGGTGTGTTATTAGTATCATCCATTACAACACGGAATGCGTACAAACCTTGTCTTTGTTGGATTGATTCTAAATAAGGGTTAACGATATTTAAGAATCTATTTCTTGTTGTTGATGTGTTTTGTTCGAACACTAAATAACGAGATGTAGATGCGATATACTTTCTTACAGTCAATAATAATCTTCTTACGTTGATTCTATCTAATGCAGATGGTTTATCTTGTAAAGTTTTTTGTCCGAATACTACAATACCTTGTCCAGGAAATTGTACAATTGGATTTACTTTAGCTTCATATAATGTATCTTTTTCAGATTGTGTTAATCTATTCAATACACTAACTGCTCCTATTAATCCACCTCTATTCAAACCGGCTGGTGCGAACCATTCTGCTGCTACTCTATCGTTTGCTGCGAATACGCCAGGTAATAATACTGAAGGTGGAACTGAAATTAATTTGTTTGTGTTAACATCAATTGTTTTAATCCAAGGATAGTAAGTTGCTGCCATATTTGAATCAACATCGCCTGCCTGTGTAGTTACCAATGATACTGCATCATTTACTGCTGTTGAATCCATAATATAGAAACAATCATTTCTTTCTTCAACCATATCTAATACCGAAGTTACTACTGAAGTATGTAATCTTCTAATAACACCTGGAGTTACAACCATATTGATATCAAATTCATCTGCATTAGATAATGCTGCGATGTGTTTAGCGTATGCTACCGAACCTGAAGATAATGAGGTTGTTAAATCAAAACCTTGTGAGTTTCCTGATACAATATCAGAACCTTTATAAATTGGTGTTGCTGGTGATTTACCATCAAACCCTTCTTGGAATGCTACAACGAATTGTGCTAAAGAAGAACCTACTGATAATGTACCACCATTTGCTGCATCCAATCCAAATACTGAATTAGAACCCACACCTGCTCCTGTTGGAATTGGTTTTAAGTAGATTGCGTTATCAGTATTGTTATCCAAATCAATACCACCATATTGTGTTGCCGATGCGGTTATAAATGTTACTGATGGAATTAATGCTCCAATAGCTGCTGATGCAGAAACTGGTAAAGAATACTTAGCATGTCCGAATGGTACTGCTTGTACGGGAGCCGATGTATTTAAGTACTGAATTCTAATATATTTTGAATTATTAACCCAGTCACCACTTTCACTAATTTTACCTTCAGAGTTGATAGATAATTTTCTATCACCAATTACTCTACTAATGTAGTTCGGAGAATTAGGGTCTAAGTTTACATTCGAATAAGTTTCTAATACGTTCTTTTTCTTATTTGTATCAGCAAAATCTCTAACAACAACAGTGAATGTACCATAATCAGTACCATTTACAGAACCAGCTGCTTTAATATTTGTAATACCAATTTTAACTTTTGTATTTGCTGAATTACCTGCTCCTAATGTTTCAAATTGGAAAAGGTCATATCTTTGACCACTAATAGTTTGTGATTTAATCATTGGAGTTAATGCTTCTTGTGCATCATCTGTAAAATCCTGTGAGTTTAATACAGTTACTGAAGATGAACAACTTGCATCAAATGTTATAGATGAATTTTTAAAAAACCCATAAACATATGCGGTTTTTGAACCTAATGCCGATGTCCCAAATACTGCTTCAATATCGTTTGTATCAGACGGGTCTAAAGATGCCGATAATGATAAACTACCACTATTTGTTAATAATTTAAAATCACCTGCTCCGGTTTGAGAACCACTAACTTGTGCTCCGAATAAACCTGCATTTGAGTTTGTAGATGTATTGAACAAAATACCCAATGATGCGGATACCGAACCAGAAGTTGCTGTTAATAATAAAGGAGCGGTTTCGGTATATCCACCAACACCTGCTACTCTACAAATTGTTGCAGTTCCTGCTTCTCTTAAATAATTTTGTACCGCTAAAGGAGTATAATATGTATCATCTACTACTCCGTATAATGTTTCAAATTCAGCTTGTGAATTTACAATTGTTGGTACTAATGGGCCTTCTTTGAAAGGGCCGATGAATGCTGCTCCGATGTCAGCCACACCTTGTTGTAAAAATGAAAGGTCGTTTTCTTTTGTAAATACGCCTGGTGATACTATCTTTTCTGCCATTTTATATGCTTTAATTTAAATTTATTAATTCTCAATATAAATATAAAATTTTCAATCAAAACAACAAAATCTTATTTGTATGTTGGAGAGAAATAATCGTATACTTGTCCTATTGATGCTTGTGATTGTAATGTGTTATAGAATAATACTGGTCCAATTTGTCCGTTCCAGAATGTTGTTCTTGCACTATTACTACCAATTGTTAAAAAGTTTGTTGATGATGGTGCCGTAAATGCTGCTCCTCCAAATGCACCAACTGATGTTTTATCTACATAAACCGTTACAGCTCCTGATGGTTGGAATGTTGCTGAAATCATATACCAAACATTTGCCGATAATGAAGTTGTAAATTGGCCACTATTTCCTAATGCACTACCATAGAATTTTACTCTATTTAAAGTAGAGCTATCTGATGATTCAATTGCTAAACCATAAAAACCCGCGTAGTCAAAAATGTGTCTTGATGCTACACCCAATGTTGTAGTTGGTCTAATCCACATATGAATTGTACCGGTATTAGTATTGAATTGAGAAATACCACCATTAATATTTGTAGTAGTATCTTTATACCAGAATTGGTTTGTACCATTTCCTGCCCAATATTTTTCTTTTTTACTTGCACCTGCATTATATGATGGGTTACCACCTGTAATACTTGCTGCGTTTAAAACACCTGCAGGTCTTACACCTGTATTATATCCTGCTAAATCTAACCAGTCTGCTGTTGCTGTACCATCTGTTGATGATGCTTTTCCTGGGTCAACATACATTCTTAATCCTGAAGATGGGATATATGGTTGAGTTGTTGTACCTTTGTTATGTGAAATTAAACCATTTGATAAGAATACATCGGCGTTTTCTACATTCAACGTTACAATTTCAACATCTGCAGTTACTACTTCTATATTTGTTATTTCAATTTCACTTTCATCTTGCATAATAAGTTTGTCTCCAGGTAAAATTTCACCTACATTTTTAAACTTATATTTACCAATCTCATTATCATAAACATATAATGGGTGAGTTTCAGTTGCATTTATTAAACCATTATTTAAAGAAAAATATCCTTCTGCGAAATTAAATGTTATATCTCTAACTACTACGTTTTTGGAATCACCTGATAATGTGTTTGACAAATAAAATCTCCATTCAACTTGGTCACTATCCAATGGTTGAGACTCATCTGGTAATCCAGTTGGTTCCCATGCTTTGATTTCATCACCAACATTTAAATCTTCAATATTTACTTCATTTCCGTTTGCTAAAGTTACTTTAGTACCAAACAATAAACAGAAGTCAGGTTGGTTAATTGTATTATAAACGTCTACTGCGTATAAAGTTTTTGTAGCTGCGGAATTATAGTTAGTTGCATTTAAATTATATCCGTCAGCATATGTCATTGATAATACTGAACTAGCTTCAGAATAATTTGCAGCTGCAATTGATGCAGGTGTAATTGGGAACGATGGTGATGCTCCTAATGTTGCAGTACCTACCGAAAAATTTGCATTATTAAATGATACTGTGTAATTTGCTGCTACACTACCAACTCTTGCACCATGTAAAGAACCTTGTGTACCAAAAGAAAATGTTGCCGATTCGGTTGTACTTTCTACGATATATGTGAAAGTAGGTAAATTTCTAGTTATAGAATCAACTGCAAATGAAGTAAATGCAGCTTGTGTTCCTGCTGCGGCGTTCATTGCATTCATTGAAACTGCTTGACTGGTTCTTGCCGAACCCTGTGTTGCTCTATATAAATTTCCTAATGATAAATTTGTTCTTGGCATAGTATAAAGTGTTATTCTCCGTTATAAATATCTAAAAGTTTATCTTTCCATTCATCTTTATTGGAAAAGTTTTTAATCATCCAATTTTTAAGTTTTTCAAATTCTCCTTTACGGGTTTCGTAATCATCTTCACATATTTTTTGGTAGGTCTCTCTAAACGATATCGCATCAAACGCTTTGTATTTATAATCAAGTGGTACGTGCCATTTTTCATGTAGTATTGGAAGCTTACCCCAATCCACTGCTTCAAAAATTCCATATCCGAATGGCTCATATTCAAAGCAAGAGTGAGATATTCCCCAATCAAGTGCGTAGAACCTTTCTTTATATTTGTAATCAAACTTGTAAACTTTTGCTTTTTCAAATTTGTATCCATATTTCTTTTTATAATATTTGTTGAATGTTTCTGAATTTGTAGAAATAAACCCACCTAATCCATCCATATATTCAACATTTTTTCTACCTTCAACTCTTGCTGCGTATCCTAATTCTATTGATGTTGAAAGTTCTTTGTTTTGTGTAAATGTATAATTATTTGGAATATGATGTAAGTTTTCCGTTTCATATGGAAAATGATACAATCCTACCCAAACTTTATTTTTAATTTTATTTATTAATTCATTTTCGTATTCCCAATTTCCGTACCAATGTAGATATTCATCTTTATCTTGTTGTGCCATTAAAGACACTTTGGTTAAATTGTGAAAAATTATTGAATCAATCTTTTCCAGGTTTTGATGAATGGCTCTGGTTGGAGTATAATGACCATGTAATATATGTATACGTCTTGCACCTTCTAATATTTCAATAATTTTATCTTCGGATGTTTCCCAGATATGGTCTATTTCAATTGGAAATTCTTCGTAATTTGTGGGCTTGTGTCTATGGAAAAGTAGAAGTGGCTTGACTTTTAAATCAGGTGCCACTTCTTTTATCCAATTAGTTACCCATATATCAGCACCGCTATTGAACCAGGGTCCTCCTGCAGTGGTATAATAAACATCATACATTTATTTAGAACCTATTTGTGCTTTTAATTCCTCTATTTGAATTTGTTGTTCTTTGATTGCTTCTACCATTAAACCCATCATTTTTGAATAGTCTAATGCTAAGAAACCATCGTCTCTTGTTTTAACTACTTCTGGTAAAACTTCTTGTACTTCTTGTGCTATCAAACCTGTTTTAGGAGTTGATTTTGTTACTTCATTCACATCATCATTCCATAAAACAAAATCAACTCCTAA